ACAAAACTTAAGGCGCTTCCATTCGTGCTCGTAATTTCAACTTGATCGCCGGTAACTAACTGCCCGTGCTCAAAATCAAAACTAAAGCGCTTGGCTGTCACATTAACGTCAGCAGTGTTAATCGTGGACTTTAACGTGCCACCGTCAAAGATACGCTTTAATTCAATTTCGCCTTGAGCACCCAGATATACCGTCATGAGATTGTCACGGTTTTCAGCGTGCCTGTGCCCTGGAAAGCAACTTCAGCCCTGACAATATCGCCCGTTGATGCACCGATTGATGCGCTAGTTATGAATGCAGCCATTTTAATATCGTTGTTATCTGATCCATCAACCCAGCGGAAAACAAACTCAACGTCATCAGTAGGGATGACCCCAGCAGTGCCCGTCTTAAAAAGTCTGTTTAATATGTTTGCGGTGTTAATGTTGCCGTCGCCGTCTTTGTAGTACAACAACGTCGCGCTTCCGCTGTAACCAACGGCTCCCGGCGTATAACTGCGAAGGTTGTCGCTAAGAACTGTTGTTTCAAGCGTTTCCAAGTTTGCAGTCACCTGAAAACTGACGACCTTAGCAATAGTGACCTCATTGGCCACAAGCACCCCGTCTCTTCCGGTGTAGACCTTTGCCATCAGAGCACACCAATCAGATTCACTGTAACAGTGCTAATCCCAGGACGCACCTGAACAAGCCGTGGGGCGTTTTCATATCGGTACTCGTTCCCATGCGACCCCGCCCCAATTGCATCACTGTTGCCTGCCCAGCCAGCCTTGCCCCCTATATCGCTAACGCCAAACGTTGTGAACGTGCCTTTCATCTCGTCGAAGTGATCCAGAAACGACTCAGCATTGGCATCCGTAATGTTTGCGTACGTCAGGGACAGCTTCATGTTGGTGCGGTTGCTGCCATACAAAATTCGATGCTCAGCGCCGTTCTGGGCCTTGAACGTTTTCACCGGATAGTCCCCAGACTCAAATGAGCGAGAAGTTGGCTCGAGATCAGGGAAGGCCATTAGACATCCTCCACAAAGACGGAATCAGAATCTGCAATAAATTTAGCAAGCAAACTCGCCCTATTATCGTCGCACTGGTGCTCAGAAGCCACAATATCCACTGTGCCTTCCGCCGAGAACGTCAACTGCTCGACAACATAAACATTTTGATGACTTTCTTTCAGATCTACACTGAACACAGAGTCATGAAATTTTGAATCAGACACTCTGCCGCCTGTTATCTGCATTGAGCCGCTTTCTATATCGTTTGAGCCTGATTTATAGAAAGTTACAGAATACATTCCATCCGCAAGAGGCTCAACGCTTGTTACCACGCCAGTAGAACTAACGACGCCATTTCTGGCGCTGGTGTATGGAGAAGACTCGGTTATGACTTTGATATACGAACCAGCTCTAAGATTCAAACCTTCCACTGTTGTTGAAAAGCTAACTGTATGAGTAACAAATTTGCGAAGACCTAAAAAGTATTGCGCGACCTTGATTGCGTGATGCCTGGACGTGCAAAACTGCGTCAGATCAAATTGCTCTTGCGGCGCGTCTGCCCATGGAGTGCCTCGCACCTTAACTCTCATAACCCTTTCTTCTGGCAATTTGTTGCGTGATTCAAAGCGGTAACGCACTGTTGCTGCGAAATTCCTGCGCTCTTCGCTCCTTAGGTATTCGACCTTGTAAGTATCCTCAAGGATATTACCTGCTGTGAACAGCTGATCAATTTCCACTGGCCCAGTGTTAATGTTGCCGCTTGCTTTGTGGTACGGGATAGCTGGCAGTAGAGAAAACTTGCCATCCATCATCACAAAATTGCAAAGAAAGTAAGGTGCAGTATCAGTAATATACTGGCGAAGATTTGTGCGGTCTCCAATTACACCATTGAAGAACAACTCTTGTCGGTGAATGAACCTAGACGCATCTTGGAAGTCATTGACATTTAATAAAAACGCATTGCTTGCGCTCATGCCCATAAGGTTTCCCGCGCCACCTTGCTTGTCAGTCAGTAGATAAAATGCAAGGTCCGTAAATAGGTTGCTTGGGCCGAATGTGGCTTGATGATAAGGGTCGCCTGAGTTGTCGTAAACACCTAAATCGGGATGCAAACGTTTGACTGGTATCCCTTGGCCGATCCAGCATCTCAACTGATCCAAGCTCGTAAAATTACGGCTTGCCTTCAGCGACAACCCGCAAAGCGTAAGGCCGTTGTATTCCGGGGTTTTGCTGTTTGGCAGTATTTCGTTTACATAAACAATAGAGTGCTCAGGCTCTGACTCATTCGACTTCTGCACTAAGCCCCTGTAAAAGCTTAAGTCTGCATATTGGCTATGACTTTCATACTCCAACTCTCCCCTTAGCTCACCTTCGCCAATCTCAGTTGCAAGGTCGGTGATTTTGTACTCAAAGCCAACTTGCCTGTAGGTCCAATAAAAAGGATTGCTTACAGCATATATGGTTTCAGTGTGATCAAAAGTGTCTCCCTTCTCCCATTCATCATTGGTGAAGCCGTCGTTAATAACTTCGATGCTGGCTAAATCCCATCTCTTTGTAAGGCCAGTGAAATGGCCGTCAGGCAAAGCAACAACTTTTGCGTTAAGCCTAACCTTAAGCTTCTTATTGCCGCGTGTGAAACTTTTAATTTCGCTTTTTGCTTCGCCTAAAGGCTTGCTCTCTGACTCGCCAAAAATGTCATAGAAATAGCCTCCACTACGTCCCTGAGGTTCGCGTGTAGTGTCAACGTCTGTAATTCTGTAATAGAAACCAGACCAAGTTGGCGTTTGCCCCGAAGGATGATTGCCTCTAAATTTGTTGCTGCTTGAGTATGCAGAGGTGCCATAGCCAGGCTCTCCAAGGGCTGCTGTTGAGTTTTCGCCACGCCTGAATAAAACAGTTTCGTTTTTACTGAACCCAGGCGAGCTGCCAATGATCTGAGCACCATCTAGGTTCCAATAATATGTTTGACCTTGGCCAGTTCTTGCGTAATGGTCAGAAAGAAGCTCTAATTTAGACGCAGTCCATTTGACTCTGATCCATCTATCACCAAAATACTCACGAGTAATTTTCGTTCTTACCGTGCCATGACCACCCGAAGCACTGTCTGGATTGCCAAAAATTTCCCACGTAAACATACCATTCCTGCCCGGTGGCTCATGGCTACCCGCGCTGTCAATTTTCTCCATTGATATTGCACGGCGGAAGACTCCAGAGTTTTCCGATGGCCTTACATCGTCAAGATCCACGGCTGACGGTATTGATGTTGTGTCGGGTTCGCGTACAACTTTCGGCTTACGCAAAAATTCTTTATTCTTTTCAATCGATTCTTTTTTAACCCTAGAGCCAGCCACCTCTATTTCAAACTCACCAATGCCTGGTACATGAGGCGTCTCTTGGAGAATTGGCGTAGCCCCTTCCGACACTGATGCAGAGAGAAGGATTATCGTTTCATCGTCATCGATGTTTGTTATTTCAGAGCCTGCAATAGGAACAAATTTATACTCAAGCTCTTTAGGCCCTCCTTTTGGATGCTTGAATCTAATAAAGTTGTATTGCTCGGCAGGAGTGCTCCCCCTGACGGCAAAGAACCTCCTAATGCGTCGAAACTCAAAAGAATCACCATTGCCATCCACGCCTGCTTCCCGCACATACACTTGAAACACGGAAGTTCTCATAATTGAACCCGTATAAGTTCCAGAGCGAACCTGCACTTCATTCTTTTGGAAGTCGTCTAGCTCGTCTGGCGTTGGAATGTTGTTAAAAGCGCAAAGGCCACTCAATCGTTGGAATACTTTGCTGCGAATGCCAATTTCAGTAACTACAGCTGGCTTATTATTCCTAACGACAGCAGAAGCAATTCTTGTGACAGGAAAAAATACAGGCTTAACCCCGCCTCCATCTGCAATGAAGTGTTTTTCAGGATCTATGACGTCATGATCATTAACAAAACCAATCCTTGCATCCTGTGATTGATCGTTATCAATACACTCTAAAGTAATTTTCTGCGTGTCATCACGTGCAGGTTCAAAACGCTGAAGCTTGCGCTTTGTAACCACAAATAACACGTTGCCTACAGCGAATTGCTCTCCAAGCTGCATTGCTTGATCTGCTGCAATTTGCTCAGCCTCGACGGTAGCGTTTATGTCATCAACATTCTCGCCGCCTCTGTTATTGCTGCGCTGATACCTACGCTCAGGAATTTTTCCTGCTTTAATCTCAAACTCAACGGTGTCACCTTCTGAAACTCTGTCTCTTTCGGTAAGCTCATTGCCTGAGACTGTATGCACTGATCCATCTTTTCTAATAAGCTTGCTCAAGCCCATCCGCGGGCTGTACTGACGCCCTTCTCCGTCTTGGTGCTGCTTTCGCACATTCTTAAGCTGGTTTTCGTTGCCAATATCAATATTTGCATCTTTGTCGCCAACAATTTTGATTCTACGCAGAGTTAAAGCATGTTTTTGTGTATCATCAGTTCCTTTGATGATAGACACAACCTCGTAATTAACTCTGTAGCCAGTGCCGTTAGGGATTGCGCCGTATATTCCAAATTGATTATTATTGGTAGGCGAAAACGCATGGCAAAAACTTTTAGATCTTGCCGTTATATTGCTTGGGCATTCAAAGACATCATCATCAGTCGCATAGGGGAACGGATCTCCTTGGCTAGGATCGCCAGCACTCCCGTAAAAAAGATTTCTGCGCTGCAATCGGTTAAATTCAGAAGCAGAATCAACAACCCCAACAGTGTTCATGGGGCTATTTCGCTTCCAATAAAACGCAAAAAAGTCACTATATAAAGCATCTAAGGCGTTATTGCCAAGAAAGATGCCTTCAAGATCAGGCTCGATAATTCCGTCAGGCGCAACACCGTCCGCGTCTCCATGCTCGCCAACAACGAACATTAGTTTTGCCGATTGCTGCGTTCCATGACTGAACATTCGCGACCAAACTAGCTTTGGCGTAATCAGCATCCCGCCAATGTTTTTGCTGCTGATGTAGCGGCCAAAAATAATCGGGATGGGAGCACCGTAGTCTGCAAGCTCAGCTAGCGTGTCAAATCCACGACTCGGAGTAAAACGGTTTGCGGCATTGATGCTCCCAAGGTCTAGCTGTGACCGTTTTGACGCTTCAGGAGCTTTGGGCTTAGGTGTCAGCAGGTAGGCAGCACCAGTCAGCACAAGGCTGATCGCAAGGTTAATCAGAATGAGTGTTGCGCCACCATCAGGCAAAGCAACCACATCAGGAATGTGATCATATTCAGCGGGACGCCTATAGCCTTTTCTGCGCACCTCAGCAGCAAACCTTTGGTATTCCTCTTCAGTTATGCCAATCGTCTTAATTAACTCTTTCTCGAACGGAAGGAGGGGCACGTCGTAAACAGACGGGCCGAAGACCACTGAACCTTCTCCGACATTCGATTGACGTACAAGATCCCCGTCTGCCATGTGACTGCGAATGCCCAGGATTGCTGCGGTAACAGCAGAATATCCCCATCATACTCAGGCTTTTCAACCCGAAAACCCCAGCGCATTAGATCTCGGCAGATCTCCCACTTGCCTGCCTCGTACCAAGACTGCTTAAACGGCGGTGCGTCAACACCCATCCGCTCCAATGCCTGATAGCACATGTGGATGCAATCGATATGGCCGTCACTGCCGTCAGCGCCGAAGCGATACGGCATCCCGATTAGATCACTGCAGTCGGACACTGTTACTAATCGGCAGATTACCTACAAGCTTTTGCGTCAAAGAGCGCATTGGCACGTCCGTTCCAACAGCATCTAACACAGAACTCAGCTCAAGATTAAGCGAAACGTTATCCCACTGTCCACCAGTGACAACGCCTGTGTATGTGTGAACGACACTATGGGTTTGCGTGGGGCCGGTATCCTGGTCGGAATCTTCAATAATTAGCACCTGGACATTTATTTGATAGTTTTTTTCAACAGCGTCTTTGCCCCAAGCTCTAGATATTGTGTTGTTTGGCAGGACAAGAGATGCTTCCATGCCATCGCCTGTACGGTTAAGAGTGACACCAGAAAAGCCAAAGGGCAAAAACCTAAAGTCTGCCCGCGTACCGTCAGGACCTAAGTGATTTTCTAGGTTTTTGTGCATGAAAAAGTTTTGAAAGCGCTCGTCAGCGGCTCCACTAATAACAACCTGCATCGCATGGCCAAAAGCAAACTGCGTCACATCCCCAACCTCTTACGAGTGCCGCCGCTCATTTGCAACCGCTTCAATGTCTTTTGCTCTCCCTGTTTAGCACCCTCGTCAGCAGCTCGCCTCATGCCAGCTTGGAACTGATCAGCGGTCACATAATCAACGCTGTTGATACGCTCCACGGTGTAGCGAACGTCGATTGGTGCGGCAACTGCTTCTCCGCCACCTTCGCCTGACGTTCCAGATCCACCTGCTTCAGGGATAACAGAACCACCACGAGCACCGCGTGAATAACGTGCCATGCTTTCACGCATTTTGCTTTCAGGGATGACATATTCAGGCTCACCGCCTTCACCGACAAGAGCGCGAGTAGGTCCGGAAACATAGCCACCACTTGCTACTGCAACACTGCCTGGACCAAACGGACTTATCCCTTGATCAACTCCGTTGATGTTTAGCCCTAATCCACTCTGACTAGCTGAACCAGGCAATGTAGTTGGCGGAGTTGTTTCACCACCTCCACCAGCCAACCCAGCAAACGCACGAGCAATGCCGATCGCGATGTATTGCGCAATCATCTTCGCAGCAGTGTTTGCCAAAACATCAGCCACGCTCTTCAACATGTTGGCAAAGACTTCCTTGATGCTTGCCGCTCCAGTGACCAGACTTTGCAGGCCGTTGACCAGTGAGCTGCCAATCGCGTTGCCAATGCCCTGAGAAACATCAACAGCAACCTGCTGCAGATTGTTCAAGTCTTCAGTGGTCTTACGAATAAAGGCATTTAGAGGCTGCTGCGCTACAGCTAGCTGCTCCATAACTGTTTTAGCCTGGCCCAGCTGAGCATCCGAAAATCCTTTATCGTCGAGTTTTTTCAGTTCTCTTGCAATCCTCAAGCGATCGCGTTCTGCCTGACTGGTGGCTTCTGTCATCTCAAGCTGGTGCTCAAGACCTTCAATCGTTGTCTCGAAAAGCTCCTGACGCTTACGCTGCTCTTCCGTAATTTGACGCTCAGTCTCACGGTGCGCCGCAAGCTTTTCAGTTGCTGCCGTGATATTGATTGCGTCGATTACTCTCTGATCTTTAACTTTTGTTAGATCTGCTAAACGCTTGGCCTCAATCTGAGCAACTCTCTGCTCGCCCTGCAGACGAATAACAAGTTGTGCATCTTGTGCAGCCTCAGCCGCAGCAATCTTGTCCTTAAAGCCAGAAATCTCAAGTATCTTCTGTCGCTCCACCTTAAGTGCTGCCAACCTTTTCTGGATACGTGCCTCTTCACGCGCAGCTTTGTCGCCTGCTGTGCCTCCACCAGTAAATCGTCGCTGATCTGCAGCAGTAACAGGAATAGATACGGGATTAACAGCGGTGAATTCTTTTCTAATCTGTTTCAATGCGTCTTCTTGACTCAAGAAAACTCGTCCTGCAGCCTCTGCTTCCGCACGCGCTTTAGTGCCAGATCGGCCTGTTCCTAGACTTTCCCCAGTTAATTCTTTAAAACGAGCCCTAGCAGCTTGCTCTTGAGAACCTAAATCTCCAAAAAACGCTTCTCTGCTGCCAGCGCCTGTAACAGCACCTAATACTTGATTGACAATCTTCAAGAAGCCATTTAACGGACCAGAAATTAACGCAAACAACTGGGTCGTTAGCTCGCTCCACAAACGGGTAGTCTCGTCCGTTGTCTTGCCCAGCTCCTGCAAGGAACGAACGCCTTCATTGCCAATCTTGTCAGTTAACTCTTGGGTAAGAAGTGCTGCTAACTCCTGTACTCTTCCCTGCTCCTCAAGAACAGCTGCATTCTCTTCAACTTGAGCTGTACTAAACAACGACTTCTCGCGCATGAAGTCCAGCGCTCCACCCGTTGAATTAAGCGCTTGACCGGCCTGAGCAGCAGCTGTTGCAAATGCTTCAACTTGAGAAACAATCGCTGATGCAGCGATAGCTCCGCCAAGACCTCCAGCCGCTCCACCAAGGCCACCTGCTAATGCTTGGAGCGGACCACCGCCAAACAACAGCGGGAAACCTGCGCCTGTTGCAATGTCGGTAAACCTCTGTCCTCCTCTTTTTCCTCTTCGTCCACCGCCAGGAGTACGTCCAGCGGCTTCAAGTCTTTGCCTTTTACGCAGAATGCTCTGCTTGACTCGCTCCTGCCTAATAATTTCCTTGTTTCTTGCGACTTCATCCGCTTTTAGATTTAAAAGTCGGTTGTTTTCCTTAATCGACTCTGCGTCTAAACCTTTTGATTTTTGCTGCAAGCCTATTAAAGCCCTTTCAAGCTGCAATTCATCCTTTTTGATTGCCAGTATTCGCTTGATTCGTCCTTCAACAGCTGATGACTGACCACCAAAAATTGAAGAGGCAGGGCCTGGACCTATCGGTCCTGAAAACTGCGTTCCTCCAAAAAATCGTGAACTAGCAGGAAGCCGTGAAGATAAAGCAGTTGCAGAAGCTGGACCTGGACCTATTGGTCCGCCAAATTGCGTTGTCCCGCGAGCCTGACCTGGCCTTAAATACCTGCCAGCCATGCTGCCGCCAGGCTGACGCCCCGGCACTGCAGCAGCGTTATATCTTTTTAATGCAGCTGTCGCACCATTACGCTGCCTAATCTCTTCCGCAATCAGCCTGTTCTGACGCTCCTGAAAACTGTTGGCTTGTCCAAGAACTGTTACATACTCTTTTACGGCCTTCTTTTCGGCATCAGTGCCGGCAATTACGCTGTCAAGCGTTCGTTTTGTTCGGTTTAAAAGCTTGTCAAAATTATTTAACGACTGGCTTACAACCCCTCTGCTCCCTAGGGAGTCCGCAAGACTATCAACCGCCTTAGCGCTTTTGTTTATCTCAGAGCTAAGCCTTTGTATTCTTTGTTGGCCCTTTACGCCAATCTCAATCTCAGCTCTGTAGGCCACAGTGGTTCGACAGCGCCTGAATTACACCAGTCTACCGCCGACGGCGAGCTTTACGCATCTCCACCTC